TAATTCTAACCTGCTTTTTTTGAGGTGCTACTTGAGGTGCTACTTGAGGTGCTACTTGAGGTGCTACTTGAGGTGCTACTTGAGGTGCTACTTGAGGTGCTACTTGAGGTGCTACTTGAGGTGCTATTTGAAGCACTTCTTCAGGTGCTATTTGAAGCACTTCTTCAGGCTCTGCCTGATTTTCATTACCACTATAAATTACGTTATTGTTATCACCCATCTATTTATACAGTTGAAACTTATTATGTGATACCCGCACCAAGTACAAATGGACAAAAATTACGTAAAATTGTAGTTACTCTCAATAAAACCTCCTTCTTTTCAATATTCTCATCGCGAATTTTTGCTAAGGCAGCATCAAGAGAAAACCATCCAATATCACCTATCTCGCGTTTCATATGTTCATTTGCATTTTCAAAACTAACCTGAACATTTTCCTTTACATATACAATACGATACTTATGACAATAATGAATATGATTTGAACCAAAGAAAGTCTCCTGTATTGGCTCTAAATTCTCAATCACCTGTACATTTTTCTCTTCTAATCCAGTCTCTTCCCACATTTCACGTAGAGCACATTCTCTCTCTGTTTCATACGGATCACGCCGTCCCTTCGGAAATCCCCATTCGGGTGTTTCCCAACCGGGTCCAATCTTGCTAAAGATATCACTAATTGATTGTCTTTCTCCAGTTTCAGAAAGGATTCCCTGTTCTCGCAGTTGTTCTATTTTTAATTTACTACTCTCTTTCTCTTGCCGATATTGAGTATGAGAATGATCGACTCCCCAAAGTTCATTCCAAAGTTGTTGAAATGGAAGTGTAAGGAATCGTTCTCTCTCACGAGTAGTCATTCCTTTCATTTGCCGCACAATGTATGTATAATCTGTTAAACTATACTTTCCACGCATCATCTCTACAAATCCAAGACTATCACGGCGCTGAATTAAAAGATATTCAAGCGGACCAGCACCTTCAAATCCCGTAATAGCAGATTCCTGTTCAGCAAGAACTTTTGATGGATTCCATCCTCCTCGTACGCGAACCGCAATAATCCCATGGCTTGTAATGGGTGCCATACATTGTCTATAGCCATGATTTCCTCCACAATTTGAACAGCCTGTTTTGACCTGACGCATCACTTAGTTTTTAATAGAGCTTGAATCCTTAGACCACGGGGAATAAATGCTTCAAATAAATATATCATAAAAACAAATAGATGAATATACCTCCCGAAGTATGGGGACCCTTCTTTTGGCATACGATTCATATAACCGCACTTGGCTATTCAAATAAACCTACCTATGCACAAAAGAAGGCGGCAAAAGAGTTTTATGAAAGTCTTAGTGTTATGATTCCATGTCCCGTTTGTCGTGAACACTTTAAAAAACATCTTGAAACGTATCCGCTTTCACCCCACCTTGATTCACGTGAAGACCTCTTCAAATGGACGGTTGTGCTTCATAACGAAGTAAATAAGTCACTCAAAAAACCCGAGTTCTCTGAATATGATGCGATTCAGTTCTACAGACGCCTTGGTGCTCGTGGAAAGAATCCTATGATTAATCATGTTGATTTTGAGGAGATTGATTACCGTTCTTTCGCTCAGGGTCTTGGTACAGGGATAGCCTGTTGTGCTGTCTTTGCGGGTGTAGTTTATCTATACACTAAGTAAATGGGCGACAAAGAGTTTCCCAAAGAAATCTATGAGGGACTACAAACCCCTTCCGGAAAAACACATCCAGTGAAAAAATCAGTTAAGGAAGTACACGTTAAAGAGGTCATGACTAATGACCAAATAAAGGCGCGTGAGGGTACATATTTTAATGAGAAAGAGGTCACTAAGATTTTTTCAGAAGATATTGATGTTTATCGTAATGATCCTGAAACAGGAGAAAAACGACTGCTAGCAAAATTTCGTAAAAATGTCTTTACACCTGAAGAGATTCGGATTGGTTGGGAGGGATTTTATCAGACTGCCGCAGCAAGTCGTAACCGTGGCGCCGCAGCGGGTCCAATTGATACAAAATCAGTATACTGGAAGAAGCGTAATCCAACAGAAGTTACAAAGTGGTCGGCAAAATACATACAGAATGGCAAGGTCAGCAAGATGCGTGTAAATAATAATGTGATGAGCAGTGTGCTCGGTTTCTTTGAAAAGACTCCATTTATGGGACTTCCTTGTCGGCTGACAAGTTATACTCAACGTTTTTTCCAACAATATAGACATGGTATACCTTTTATCGAAGCAGTTGCCGAAAAATTCAAAATACTTGTGCCCGATGCATATAAAAAGCAGCACGCAGCTGCATCTAAGAAACCTATGTTCAGGATTGAAAATACCGCTTTCAGTTCAGTCACTCTAAATCGTAACTTCCGCACAGCACTCCACTGTGATGCTGGTGATTTTCGCGAAGGATTTGGAAATCTCTCTGTAATTGAGCGTGGTGAATATTCGGGTGGCTATACACTCTTTCCTCGATATGGTATTGGATTTAACGTTCGCACGGGTGATTTTATTGCCATGGATGTTCATGAATGGCATTGTAATACTGACCTGTATGAGACACCCGCACAAGCTAAAAAGAATAAACAGCTTCCAGATATCTACAAGGATGACGCAACCACAGGAACATTTGGTTCGAATAAGAACTTTACACGAATCTCATTTGTCTGTTATCTACGTGAAAAACTCCGTCAATGCGATGAGTCTCAAACAAGAAAGTACTATAACCGTATTAAATTTGACCCTAAAAAGGGAGATTTAGCCAAGGCTAAGTCTAAATTTTCTGGAAAAACAAGAAAACATCATAAAGAAGAAAGGGAATGAGTACCGAAGAGTATGCTCAAAAGATTCGTAATGCACTCGCCATGACAAGTCGGTATATTGCGCCGCCATCCGTCTCCTTTACGGCTAACTCAGGAGAAGGTATCCTTGCGACAGTTACGCCATTTCTTGTATGGGGACTTATGATTATATTTATTATACTTCTTGTGCTTGTAATTATAAACTACACACTCTATCCAATTTTTGATTTTGGTGCGACACCAAATGCTCTCATTCATTTTCCGCAAAGTGATTGGACATATTCATGGACAAACTCTGATCCAACTGTACTTTTTGTTGATACTCCAGCGGCAAAGACACTTCCGACAAATAACTTCAGTATTATATTTGATACAAAAGTACTCGTAACAATTCCTACAGCCGATACGAATACCAAGTATGTTCTGGTCTATAAGACAACCGCTGGCTCTGGAACAGCCGCAAGTGTTCAGCAAGCAGCCGCTGCATCTGCGACAGCCTCTACTTCAACACAAGCTAGAAATGCTCTCCCCGCAGGGTCTACATGTAGTACGGCAGATGTACAGGCAATTGCTGGTGCGATTACTGCGTCAAGCATTACAACACCAACGGGTGCTGCGGCAAGTCAAGTTCAGCCCTTACGCTCCTTTGACTATTTGAATAATGCGGCACTTGGAGTTCCTTCAGATCCATGCCTAATTGTATTCTATGACGCGGCGGCTTCTAAGATTATCGTCTACCTTGCCGTTGCTGCGTCAGCACAAGGTTCAACTCCTAACCGGCTTCTTGTATCCGCAGATGTAACTCCAATGGTTGCGTATCGCGTAGGTGTTGTTGTGAGTGATTCAATTATGGAGTTGTATCTAAATGGTAAGTGGGCATCCAGTACAACATTCACAGGAAAGGTGCCGATGGGTGGAGCAAAGGATACACTTTTTAGTGTACCTTCGCGCTATTCCGCAAATGTTGTCGTAAGAAATCTGGGAACTGTGGAGCGTGTTGTCTCTTCCGGTGAAATGCGTGGTGTAGGAACTCCTGCTCTTCAATAGAGAGATGATACTTTGGTTCATCGCCGCATTCGTCATCATTATAACAATTTATGCTCTTAATATCTTTTTCACGCCAAAGATAACGACCGCGTCTGACCCAGGTCCTTGGATCCTTGACGGAAATCAAGGTGCATCTTCGCAAGTTACAAATAATCATGTCTATGCGGCGAACTTTTTAAAGAATCAGAGTTCGAGTTTCCGTGTATTCTACTATATTCAGTCCATGCCCCGTACCGCGGCAGTCTATGATACAACTACAAATGTAGCCAACTTCAATTCAACAACTGATTCATTTGACGTATGTGATAATACAGCGGGTACATGTGTACACCCAGGATTTGCGAAGCTACTTCAATTTGATACATCCCTCTGGATTGAACTTCTTCAGGCACCCGATGCATCACGTCCTGGTCTACCCAAGACACAACTCTGTATTCAGACAACAGACCAAACAGGTAAATCGTATATTGAGACATTCGCACTCCCCTCATTTCCCCAACAAAAATGGGTTATGCTTACACTCTCTCATGAAGGCTCAAAGTATGATGTCTATTATAATGGTCATCTCGCAGCATCTGTAAAAACAGTAAATGTACCTAAACCAACGGCAACAAGACTTGCACTTTCCGACGGCACATTTACAGGAAGAGCATCCTATTTACTTTCAGCCACAACTCCTCTAACCGCATCACAGGTTGCTTCTGATTTTAAAAGTAACACGGATACACTTGGACAGCCTTATGACTCCTTATTCCCTTCATTAAATATCAATCTATGTCCTTCCGGCAATTGTTTCACAGGTCCATCCGTTCGTCCCAGTAATCCATTAGTTGTCTGGAAGAGCGACTACTAAAAACTCCCCTCAAACAGAATGAACGCTGCCCCTGCCGCCCCCTCTGCGGGCACATTAGGAAGACTTGTTGGTGGTGCTGTTATGCTTGTCGTAGCAGCCGTGCTACTCTATTATTTATATGATTATATGTTCAATGTTGCGCAGACTCAAGTGAAGGCTGCGATTGTACCGAGTCCGATTGCGTCTCCTACAACTATGATCCAGTATCCTGGCACAACACAGAGTGATATAAAATTAGCTCAATATATTTTTACGGGTGGAGAAATGGCAATTACATTTTGGATGTATGTAACTGGTGCTGGAAGTGACACCACGAATAAGCGTCATATTCTGAATCTTGGTAGAACAGCAACAGATGATGCGTCAACCCTTATTGTTGCTATGGGAGGACTTACAAACACGATGTATGTTCACGTCAATGATGGTAGTTCAAGTAGTTTCGTGTTTAACAATTTCATGTCAATAACGCCTGATGCTGATTCGACCGCGCCGTGTAATGTACAGAATGTTGAGTTTGGGCGCTGGGTTAATGTAACAGTTGTCCTCAACAACAATCTATGCGATGTTTACATGGACGGTCGCCTCTCTCGCTCATGTGTACTCAAAGGACAGTTTCAGGTGAATGGTTCCACAACAACACCGCTCTATTTCTTCTTACTCAATCCTGATGTTGGAACGGCATCTGCTCATGTAAAGACGGATTGGACGGGCAGCTTATCAGGTGTGAATTTCTACAACTACGCACTTTCCCCGGATGAAACCTATCGTATCTACATGGCAGGTCCTTCCGGCTCACAAGGTGATTTATGGTCAGCAATTAAGTCATTCTTTGGAGCACTGGCACCGACCGCACCTGTAGTTCCGAAACCTACGTAAGTAGTCAACATATATTTACAAATGAGATGTCTAGTCAAGTCAACTCATTTGTGTTTGCTGGAAATGAATATCTACAGTTTGTAGATTGTGATGGAGGCACCCTTGAATACCAGTAGTGGAAACTTCATATTAGGAAATGGATTAATTCCGCAAATCCTTCTTGCACTTGTCACAGGTATTGTGGTCTTTCTCATTTTTTTCAGCTTGGAGTCACTTGTAAAGACATATTACAAATATTCAATGGCAAAAACGGTTCTTGTTCCGAATACGATTATGAGCAATCAATCTATTGTTGTTCGTCAAGACCCAAGTGATCCGAAAGCTCAAATGCTTCTACCTTCAGATAATGAGTTAACTGGTGTTGAATTCACCTACAGTTTCTTCCTCTTTGTTGACCCGGCAACCTTCGATACAAGTGGTGGTCTCAAGCACATATTCTACAAGGGCTACTCTACACCGTTCCCGCTGCTTGGACCGGCTGTTTTCATGCGCTCAGATGAAAACACGATGAGAATCTTCATGAACTCCTACAAGTCATGGTATAGTTATGTAGATATTCAGAATGTACCGGTCCAGAAGTGGTTCTATGTAGCGGTCGTCTTCCGTGCGAACACTCTTGAAGTCTATATCAATGGAAATCTCAAGGGTCGTATCCCGATGGAGAAGACATACCCTTACCAGAACTACCAGAATCTGATTGTATTTGGGCAGAGCAAGTTTAATAGTCGCACAACACTTGGTAATAAGGTGACCAATCTTCAGGGCGTTGAAGAAGATTTCATTGTTACAGGAACCATGGCGGGTCAACTCAGTCGTCTCTGTCACTACAGATATGCCCTTTCCTTTGCTGAAATCCAGGCAAATGCGAATCAGGGACCGAGTTCGACTGTGGATATGTCGACGACACAATCTGCGAGCTCATATCTACAAAACTCCCTTGTAGATTCATGGTATACAAGCTAATAATTGGTTAATTAAAAAGACTTTACTACTGGGATTATAAATTCCGATATTAAAGCCTCATGAAATAGAAGGGATAATGACTGGTGGCGGTCTATTAGGACTTGTAGCGTATGGTTCACAAAATGTGGTTCTCAGTGGGAATCCAGATATGACCTATTTCTATAAGGTATTTCGTCGGTATACGCATTTTGCTATGGAGAATATTGCACAGCAAATGGATGGTCCCGACCAACTCTTTTACGACCAGCCCATTAAAGTTCGATTCAAGATTCCGCGTATTGCTGAACTAGTGACCGATATGTATTTTACATTTCAGTTACCCGATATATATAGCAAATACATTTCGCCAAGAGTACGGAGCTATCAATATGAATTTCAATGGTCAAAATACATTGGGTGTGCACTCATTCAGAATGCTGCATTTTTTATAGGCGGTCAGAAAATCCAGGAGTTTGATGGGTCCTATCTACTTGCAAAAGCACTTGCTGATTATAAAACGGATGAGTTTGCTAAATGGGAACGGCTGGTAGGAAATGTCGCCGAGCTTGTAGATCCTGCGAATGGTATTTACGCTGGCGGTACAAATCAGACTGGATATCCAAATGTAATCCGTGACCCGAGCCGTCCACTTGGCTCACAGATAAATCGTCCATCTCTCTTTGGACAAACTATTCGAGTACCGCTCCCTTTCTGGTTTGCCGAGCATGCGGGCTCAGCTCTTCCTTTAGTAGGTCTACAGTATCATGAATGTGAAGTTCAAATCACTCTCAGTCCAATCAACCAACTTTACACGGTGCTTGACGCATCAGGTTTTCGTGTAGCACCTGGTATTCAGACAAGTGCATCTCTAGCAAATATCCGTTCAAATCTTCCGGATTACACGTCAATCGTTGACATTAGTGGACAGATTCGTTCATTCTTAACCGATATGGGCGCAGATATTCCTGCTCTGAATACATGGAATCTACAACCTACCATTGAGACAACCTATATTTATCTCGCAGAGGAGGAACGTACACTCTTTGCTACAACACCTCTCTCCTATTTAATTCACCAGCTTACATGGTATCCCTTTCCAACAATTTATACACGCCAAATATTGGATCTTGAAACACATAATCCGATTGAACGACTTCTTTTCGTTAATCGTCGTTCCGATACACTTCAATATCGCAACGATTTCAGTAACTGGACAAACTGGTGGAACTATCCTTCAACGCCCTATCTCCCTCCACCTGGAACTGTCCCGCTCCTAACACAAGCCTTTTCATCTGGTGTGCTAATACAGTTCGCACAACTACAGATTCTACAGGGTCTACGAGTTCTCTGTGATGGCAATGAAATCCAGGAGATAAAACCAATTGATTACTTTACAAAAATCACTCCCTGGAAGTACACATCAGGAAACCCTGGAGAAGTCTTACCAATCTATAGTTTCTGTCTACATAGTCCAGATTTTCAACCTTCTGGTTCGTTGAACTCAAGTCGCATTCGTGTATTTCAGGTTGAGGTGAATCCGTATACACTTCCACCAAATACGACATATGTGTACGATTTAACAATTTATGTTGAGTCAGTCAATTTTGTAGAATTTGCGTCAGGTATGGCTGGACTGAAGTATGCTCTATAAATAGGATGGGACAAGGAGCAAGTCGCATTGTTGATAATGCTACATATAATCCCGATGTTCAACGTCAAAAAGCGGCGGACCAAAAAGAGGGCGCAAAGGTTCGTGATGAGTATCGCAATATACTTACAAATTTTCAAAAAGAGCTAGAAAAAGCTGTTATAGCTGGAGAAATTACACCCGAAGGAAGTACATTACTACAGGGTGTTATTGATACAGAAACAACTTGGTTGAAAAATAATCCGAATGCTTTGGCAGACACAATCTACGCAGAGATTCAAATATACAATGATGCATTATCGGCACAAGTAAGTGCTGACAGAATACGTATTGTTTTTTTTAATGCACTTAAGCTCTGGAACTACACACTTCTTCAACTCCAGAATCAGAATTTAATCTCTGAGGACAAAGCAGAAAAATTCCAAAAAGTACTTGACCAAAATCAAGTCTGGTATACTAAGAATCTAAATTCACCTCTTGAAACACTCCAAGCGCAAATCGCAACTATCGTAACAAGCGCTGAGTCTATTCTAAATGAACCCGCAGCGATTCAAAAGATACAGACTGAAGCACAAGCAAGCGCAGCTAAATCTTCAGGCAATCTTGATAAATTAATTGCCGATGCAGCAGCTGCTAAGGCTGAAAGAGATAAAGAAGATGCGTCAAAGTTTAGTGGCGACCGTGTTAAAAAGAAGGTCTGGGACCAAACAATGTCTGGAATTCAAACGATGATCTACGTAGTTATAGGTCTCTATACAGGTTCCCTTGTAGCCAATGATTCACTTGTCCGTCCTCTCTCAATTCGCGTAGTCTATTTTATCTATGCTGCAATTTTCTGGTTTGTTGTACTTCCCTATTATATCTATCGTTCATTTACACATTATCCACCCTTTATGGGCTCCTATCTCTTCCCCCTCTATTCATATGATCCTGGTGAAGTGTCAAAAGAGTCATTTTTCGAAATGCTTGTATGGTACAAAGATGTTGCGCCGATTCAAAAAGCAAAGGATGAATGGCAGGCTGCGGCAGATGCGATGCTTGCTGCGCAAAAACCAATAGGTTAAACGTAAATCGCGATAAACTTTACAGAATGACCCCTATTGTAAGTGTGATTACACCGACTTACAACAGGAGACGATTTATACCATATTTGATTCGTTGTTATGAGAGTCAAACATTTAAGAAAGACTCCATGGAATGGATTATTCTTGACGATGGTCAGGACAAAGTACGTGATCTCTTTGAAGCTGCTGCGCAACGTATTCCAAATATTCGCTATATTTCTCTTGATGAGAAGCTTACAATTGGAGAAAAGCGTAATCGCTTGAATGATGAAGCAAAGGGCTCAATTATTATTGCGATGGATGATGATGATTATTATCCGCCTGAACGAGTAAGTCATGTAGTTACACGATTTGCGAACCATAAAGATATCAATCTCGCAGGAAGTTCAGAAATTTATATGTATTATTCGGATGTCAAGCAGATTTATAAACTGGGACCGTATAATGCGAACCATGCTACAAACGGAACAATGGCGTGGCGAAAGTCTTACGCAAATGAACATCGGTATGATGATACAGTGACGCATGCTGAGGAGCGTTCTTTCTTAGAAGATTATAAACACAAGATGATTCAACTCGACCCTTTTAAGGTGATGCTCGTAATGAGTCATAGTGAAAATACATTTGATAAAAAGAAGATGCGTGAAGATGTAGGAAAGAATCCTTTTATTGCGAAGACAACTCTTAAGATAAAGGATTTTATTA